AATAAAAAAAGGCCTAGCCGAAGCTAAGCCTTTGAAAAAGTTGGTGGCTACACCGGGACTTGAACCTGGGACACCAGCATTATGAATTGTGTCCCGTGTCCCCTGTATCACCTCAAAGCCTTCTATTTCGGGCCTTTCAGCCTTGTCATATCCTCGTTAAAACTGTCCCCTACACAGAAAACCGGCCTTTTAGGCATAGGTCTATTAATGAATTCCGTATCTGTTTGCCCGGTCACACGCCGCTTGGTTTCCCCTCAGATCGCATGATCGTTGGTCTATTTGTTGCAGCTGCTGTTTGTGTTCTCGGCAGGCCCTTGAGCCGGGTTTAAATGGCCAGCATGACCGTTTCGTTTCTTCCACTACTGTCACATAGGAGCTGCGTTGTGTGTTTTGTTGAGGCTCGCTATTCCCACCGCTACCCCAGCTGGGCGTGTTGAGCCTGGCTATGTTCACGTCAGTTCGCGGAGTGTGATTTCTATCATTGAACTCTGTTTGTCTTGGCTTTTCCGGTTCTGCTGATTCTTCCCGGTCTGCCCAGCGTATTGAGTTTGTTTCAAGCTCCGCTGATTCGCGCAGTAACCGATTCACCTGTTCGTCATAGTCATCGGTTCGTGTTGGCTCAACGTGCTGTTGAGCTGATCTGTTCTGAGCGCTGACGGCCTTGAGTGTTGCCGCCAGTTCTTCGCCTGCTTTGTCAGCACCGTCTATGTATAGCGCGCTTGCTGCAACTCCGGCCACCATCAATAAGCTCACGATAATTCCGAAGTGGCTTTTCTTCCGCCTCACATGAAGGGGGGCATCATCCCATTCCGCTTTCATCTCAACTTTTCCTTGTCTCCGCGGGCAAACCAGCGCTGTCCGACTTTCTGGGTGATCGCTATCCCGCGTGGTGATTGGTCAAGTTTCTGTTTGCTTCGTCGTATTCGGGGCTTGTTTGGCCGCACTCTGGCGCAATTTTACCCCCTGCCAGCCATAAGGCGTATTGAGGGTAAATCGCTACCAACACGTCTAGCTCTTCGCTGCTGATCCTGGTCGTTTTATGGCGGACGTTTTTCCATCGCGCATGACCTATCGGCGATTTTCTAACCAGCTCGTCTAGCCCTGTCATATAGATCAGGGTTATAGCTCGTTCCTGAATTGATTCCAAAACAGTCTAACCTGCCTTCGATTAATTTTAAGGTTTAACTATTAATCCGTAATTCAAGGTGCTAGTATATTTCCATGGTTTAATAATTAAACCTGATTTTTGGAATTAAGGATGCTCAGATTATAGGTGGTTTTCATGGAACAGTCAGGCGTAGCGGGGTTAAAGATCGATCAGGCCGCAGCGGTAGAAGTCATCCGCAGTGTCCCTTTCTGCACACATGAAGTGCTGGCTCAGATGATGGGCGTTTCTGATGACGTTGCTCGCGGCTGGGTTGAAATGCGCACCGTCCCCAGCGTCAAGATCGGTCGCCGCCGCGTCATCAATCTCGCTCGCATCATGGCTGACCTGTCCCAGGGCAAAACCATTTTCTGCTCGGGGGACTACGGCGATGAATAACCTGCAACTCTTCATGCAGGAGGTCGAAAGCCGTTTAAGTCTTGCACGCGGTGCTGACGACAGGGCTTTGCGCAATCTTCACACTCAATACGCTGACGGCATGATTTACGGTGCCATGATTTCCGGCTTGATCGACTTCGATCAGTGGGATTCGCTCCATAAACAAATCGTTGCATGCAAGCTCGCGCCGCTTGGTGCTGCCGCATGAACGCCATTCAGCGCTACAAGCCCCGCCATGAACCCGGCTGCACTTGCTCGGTTTGCTGGACGCACCAGTTTTATAACGCCATGCACGCTCGGAATGAAGCGCGTGCTGAACGCTGCCGCCAGCTGCTCGCCAATCCTGAAACCGCTCTGACTCCAGCTCAGGGCAACTTTTTCGCCCAACTTGATGAGGTAGCCCAATGAAACCGGCCATTCCTCCCCGTCAGGAAACCATCGAAGACAAGGACCGCCGTTTTTACGTTGTCGCTCCAGGTTCTGTGTACCTGGCACTGCAACAGGAGGCCCTGCAACGCGGTTCGGACTTGTGGACCCTCGGCGGCTCCGTGCTCGCCGCTTGGCTCAATGCCGGGTGCCCTGACTTCCCCACCGAATCCCCCAGCCCGTCACCGTCGCCTGTCGCGGGACCGACTCGGAGCGCTGAGGAATGAGCGTCAAGGGCCGCTTGCGGGCGGAGCGAACCCTTGACGCTCATTCAGCTGCGCTCAAGGTCCGCAAAGCGACCGGCGTCGGTGTCGGGTTGGGGGGTGAACCCCAGCCCAGAACCGGAACCTTGAGCGGTTTTGACGTTGGTTTTGCTTTTGAGGGTGTTGGCGAGCGGAGCGCGCAGGCGTCAGGGATCGTTACCCGTGAGGGCCGTAATCGGCAGATTGCGGTGAGCGAAGCGAGTAGAGCCCGCCCGGACGCACAACAGATGCAACTGGACTTTAGCCAGGAACATCAAGAGGCGTTTGATTTTTGTGCTGTTCGTACTCGCAAGCGTGATCGGATGGAGCTTTATCGCGTTTATCACGCCGAGTTTCAGCAGGGAAAAGTGACGCCTATTGGACGTCGCGCCTATTTCCTATGGGCCTTGGCGCTTTACAGAGACAACGGACCGAGTCCCGTTTGCCCGCCCTCTCACCTGGCAAATCAGCGCACTTTTCTGGCTGACGATCTTATCCGGTGTGGTGGTTTGGCCTCGGCCTGGTGACTGAACGGAGTAACCGTCATGCAGCAACACATTGCCATCCGAATTTTAACTGGCAGCGTTGTTTTTACTGTTTTGGCATCGCTGACTGTTTGGATTTTTTATTGAAGTAAAGCCGCCCACTGAAAGGGCATTAATCGTAAGTCGATAAGAGGAAAGATGAGATGAGTTTCCAAATTCCTACGCTGAAAAGTACCAAGTCCCTGTTCGTGATCAACAAAGACTTCTACGCGAAGAAAGACACCGGCGAAGTCCGCGTGACTGTTGAGTGTCTCGTGCCCGCTGGCGGCACCCGCCCCAACAAAAAGGGCTACAGCGTTGCAGCGTTCACTGCTGAAAAAGAGGTGTATGACGTGCTCAACCTGGACAACGGCCCGATCATGGTGAATTTCGAGTCTGAGCCACGCGAAAGCCGCAACGGCTTTGGCAACACCACGAACACCGATCACCTGTTGCGAGTGATTGCGGATACCAAGTCCGCAGCTGCTCCGGCAGCTCAGCCCCAGCAGAAGTAAGGGCCTGAGCAATGAATTTCTTGGCTTGTGAGGGTACTTGGACTGTTTCAACTGGGTCTATCACCTGTGACGGCACCCTCGTCACCATCACAAGCCAGGAGATCGCGGACGAGGTGAACGCCGCGTCCGCGTTAACCCTTGAGGAAGCCGGCGTACTTATTGATGCAGCGATGCTGCTGTTTGTCGCCGTGTTTGGCTTCCTCGTTTTAAAAAAACTCCTGTGAGGTAACTCCTATGAAAGGCATGAATGTGGTTCGCAAGTACGGCAGCAAGATCGCCGTTGCTACTGGTGCTCTGGCCGCCTCGGCTGGTGCTTTCGCTGACGTCGCCGCTACCGAGACCGCGATTACCGCTGTCGGTGGTGATGTTTCCACCATCGGCTGGGCTGTGCTCGGTGTGCTGGTTGTCGCTGCCGGCTTCAAGTACATGCGCCGCGCGATCTGACCCGGTTTGCCCCACTGCATGCGGTGGGGCTTTCCTTCTCTCCTACTAGGCCCGCCGCCATGACCATCGATCCAGTTACTTATTACCTCGTCGTTGTCACCGTCGCTATGGCGGCTTTGTTGTTTGGGCGGGTGTGATCATGCTTCGTGCCGCTATCTTTCTGCTCTTTGCTCTCGCTACCGCTGCGTCCTCTGCTGAGGACTACTACTGGCAAGACCGCGGCACGCTTGCGGTCGGTGACACGTTTACCGGCTTGTATGAACTGCGTAAACCCGAGTTTGAGAGTGATTGGCCCCCTCCTGCGGTTATAACGTTCAATGGCTGTGTATATACAAATACAGCCAAATCCCGTGTTGCCTGTGAGGTCTTTATTGATCGTCCTGACGGTCTTTCTGATATCACGACGAACGTTATTATTTGGCGTTACGGCTCCTCCTGCCCAAACCCTGATGACGTGTACAACGAGGAGACCGGAGGATGTGAAGAGCCTAATCGCTGCTCTGATACCGAGGGCGTAACAACCCTCCACATGTTCCAACGTGCCACACGGGCCAACGCTTATGATCCGTGGCCAGAAACAGGCGACCCGCGTCCGGTCACCGTCTGCAAAGACGAATGCCGCTATTCTGCCTCCGGCTATACCGGTGAAGATACGTGCGGAGCGCTGATCAAAGACCCGCTGATTCAAGCGTGCATCACCCCTTATATTGGTCAGGGCATTCCCTGTGTCCACGGCGACGCAGATCATCAAAGCCAGCTGCCCAGCTTCGATCCCGGCGAGAACCCTCAACCTGATCCGCCAGCGGATCCGGAAGACCCCACAGACCCTGCTGTTCTCTGCAACAAGACACCCGGTTTCGTTTGGTCCGGCTCGGTCTGTACGCCCATCTTTAGTGAAGATTCCCCTGAGCCTAACCCTGATCAGCCCAACCCCGGCACGCCTGGTGGCGGCGGTGAAGGCTCGGGCGACGGTGGTGAAGGTGATGGCGGTGAGGGTGACGGCGGTGAAGGCGGTGGCACAGGTACTGGTGGCACCGGCTCCGGCGGCGGTGGCGGCTCCCAATCTGAGAACCCGAATAACGTGCTTGGTACTGAGTGTGATCAGGCGCTGCAGTGCACGGCTGACGCTTATCAGTGCGCCATTCTCTATCAAACCAAGCGCTCGCGCTGTGACATGGAGAAAGCGCTGGACTTTGAAGAGCAGCGTCCGCAGATCGAGGCGCTGTTCACTGGTGAAGATTTTCAGATGGATGAAGAGGAAATTGATATTCCCTCCTTCATCGGTCAAGGCGCTCGGTTTTTGCCTGCTACCTGCCCCGCGCCTATATCCATCCCTTTGAGTGGCAAAACGTTTCAGTTGCAGATGGAGCCGTTCTGCACCTTTGCCAGCGATTTGGGCTTCCTGATTGTTGCCTTCGCAACGCTTGCGTCAGCGCTGTATATCGGTCGCGCTTTTGGAGGTGAGTGATGTGGTACCACCTTGCAATTCTGTTCTCCATCATCATCGTCCCGCTTATTCAGAAGCTGCTCAAGGCGCTGGGCATTGGCGTTGTCAGCTATATCGGTATCAACCTCATTTTGGAGCAGGCGGCCAACTACATACAGTCTCAGCTCGGCCAGACCACGGTGCTGATGCAACAGATGCTGGGCGTCGCAAAAATCGATATCGCCATCAACCTCTACCTTGCAGCGATCACCACCCGCGCCGTTCTCGCCGGTATGAACAAGGTATCCGGCCGCAAGAAAGACTTCGTTCTGAAAGCCTAATAAGGGGGCACTATGTCCACTGCTACGCTGATAATCCGTACCGGCCTGCAGGGGCACGGTAAAACCCTCAACACCATCAAGGAAGTCGACACCAAAGCGTTCAAGGAAGGGCGTCCGGTCTACTTCCATAACATCACGGACCTTGAGCCATCCAAGCTCAAGGCCGACTGGTTTCCGTTTGATGATCCCCAAAAGTGGTACGAGTTACCCAACGACTCAATCATTGTGGTGGATGAAGCACAGGGCTTCTTTCCAGTCCGCGATCCGCGTAAGGAGGTGCCGGAATACGCCTCGCGCTTCGAGATCATGCGCAAGCAGGGCCACGAGGTTCACCTGATCACCCAGGACCCGCGCTTTATCGATGTGCATGTGCGTCGGCTGTGCGGCTCCCACATCCACTACAACCGTGTCTTTGGGTCTTCAAACGTCGCACGGTATCAGTGTGAGCGGGTTGTTAATGAGGTCGAGAAGCTCCCCGCCAACAAGACCGCCGACCGTACGATAATCAAGCTCGATAAAAACTATTTTGGTGTCTACAGCAGCGCTCAGGCCCAACACCATTTCAAGTTCAAGCCGAGCAAGAAAGCGCTGTTCTTCGCCGTCGCGACGGTTGTCACTATCTGGCTGTGCTACCGCGTGTTCGATATGTTCTACGGCAGTGAGCCTCCGCCAGAAGAGCCTGCATCTGCATCGCCTGCATCGTCTGTCGCTGCGGCGGTTTCATCGTCTCCCTTTGCATCGCTGCTTGATGGCCCAACGCAGATAGAAGACCGGCCAATGAGCCGTGTTGATTACCTCGCCTCGCTGGAACCGCGGATTCCTGATATTCCCTCGACGGCGCCTGTTTACGATTCGCTTACCGCGCCGCAGAGCCACCCCCGCCTGTACTGCATGTCCTCTAGCGATCCTAAGTTGCTTTCTCGCTCTGATGCCCCCTGGGCGCTTGATGGCACCACTGCGACCGCTTGCCAGTGCTACACCCAGCAAGGCACCCGCGTAGCCACTACGTTTGAGTTTTGTTTGAACACCGTAAAGCGTGGCTACTTCGATAACACTCGTCCTGATGCTGTCACTACCCAGTTACAGCAGCCTGGCTATCAATCTGCGCCCGCTCACTCGCTGTCCCCCTCGTCGGTGTCTCTTTCTGGTCATCCTTCTAGCTCCCCAGTGCAAGGCCAAGCCACCGTTCCTCAGTCTTCTTACGTCACTGTTGTTGAGTACGAAAAAGGTCGTTTCGCATGGTGAATCGTCGCGGCCCGGTTTTTTGCATGCGCAGTGAGGCACGAACGCGCAGCAAAAACCGGCCGCTCTGACGTCCCTGTAGCACGTCATTAAAAGGAAGGGTGAAAACCCCGTTACGCCAGATAATTACAGAGGTTTGCAATGGCAAAGCCGATTGATCAAGAGAGAATGTCCACCCTGACCGGGAGCGACGACTACGCGCGTCGTTTCATTGACCCCGGTACGTTTAAAGAGACTGATTTGTCTGGCGTTCGCTTCCTCGGTTGCCGTGTCGATACTGTTCGGCAGCTCTATCGCGGTTCGATTCCGTCTCAGCTCCTGGAACAGCTCGCTGAGGTTTCTGGTATAGCTGAGTTCTTCGGCCATGAATGGCACGTGGGCCGCGTCGGTCGTGATTCCGGCTATCAGATCAAGCTGCAGAATGCGGATCTCGGGCTGATCATCCTGTTGAAGAATCACAACGTCAAAGCCGAGGTTGAAGGCCCACACCTCAAGTTTGAAGTGTCGCCACACCTGATCGATCAGCACTCACCCGCTCAGCTGCAATCGCTCCTGGATGACCTTGCCGGTCAGATTCTCGACGACTGCCGCCCTAACCAATGCGCTGTGCATCTTGCCCTGGACTTCCAAGGTTGGCAGCCCCCTGCTGACTTTGTTGCTCGCCTGCACTGTCGCGCACGCGCTCAACGCGAGTTCAGCACCGTCGAGCGCATCGAGTTCGACGAGCGTTCAGCCGTCTATGGCCGTGGTATGTCCTACCTGTTTGGCTCTGCTGGTGCCGTCCAGCTCGCGTTGTACTGCAAAACAGCGCAGGCCCGCGCTACTGATAAGCTCGACTATTGGGAAGATGTGTGGCGTCGCCAAGATAACCCGTTTGACGCTGCTGACCCCGGCAACTATGACCCTGCCGTTCCAGTCTGGCGGCTTGAGGTCCGTTTCCATCATTCTGTTGTCGATCAGTTCGCGCAGGGTTCGGTAAACCTCCATACCGGGGAGATTATCGATACCAGCACCTTTGGCGAGCTGTCGGCGCACTTGCAAGGGCTTTGGGGCTACGGCCTGACCGCGTTTAAGCTGCTTTCTCGCCCTGGCTGCTACGATGCGTTCTGGACTTTGATACGCCATGACGTGACCGTGATGGTTAGCGCTGATTCGCTCAGTGATGAGGTGGAATACCGTCGCCGCTACAAGACGGCCAACGGGTTTAGCGGTAAGAACGTTGAGCTATTCATGGGAAACTTCGTAAGCCTGCTGGCACGGGAGCGAGTGGGCGCAGCAAAGGCGTTTGATCGACTCAAGGATTGGGAGTGCTGGCCCGTTATCCGTGACCACTTTTCCGACAAGGGTAAAACGGAGAAGGATGTTTATGCTTGGCTGCGCGACAAGCTCACAGAGCGCACCGTCAGGTGGGGGCGTGCTGTATGACTGCCAGGAAGCTGCCCGGTGGCTGGATGGCTGACTTTTACAGCAATGGTACCCGCATTCGTAAACAGGGCTTTGCCACCAAGTCGGCAGCGTTGCGTTATGAGAGCGAATACAACGCCCAGATGAAACACACCGGCAGGCCGCTTGATGATCGCCTGTCTGATCTGATTCGCGTTTGGTACGACCTGCACGGCCAGACCCTCAAGGACCACCAAACACGCCTTGCCCGAACTCTGGCGATCGCCGACCGCATGGGTGACCCGCTTGCTATGGATTTCACGGCGTTGACCTGGGCGCGTTATCGTTCATCGCGCCTGGCCGAGGTGAAGCCGGCCACCGTCAACCACGAACAGCGCTATGTGTCTGCGGTTTTTGCTGAGCTAATCCGGTTGCGCGCTTGGCATGGTGCTAACCCTCTCGATGGCGTTCGCCAGATTAAGGTTGATGAAACCGAGCTGACGTTTTTGTCATTGACCCAGCTACAAACCTTGCTCGATGAGTGCAAGGCCAGCAGCAACAATCATTGCCATCCGGTCGCCCTGGTGTGCGCTGCTACTGGTTGTCGTTGGAATGAGGCGGAGTCACTTACCCGGTCGGCGGTCCACGGTGGCAAGGTCCATTTTCACAAGACAAAGAACAGTCGGAGCCGGTCGGTGCCGATACCTGTTGATGTAGAAAACGAGATCTTGAAAAACGCCATTCCCGGTCCCGGTCGGCTGTTCGTGTCCTGCAAGGCTGCGTTTCGGGGAGCATATGAGCGGTGTGGTTTCCACACGCCTGGGCAGATGACACACATTCTCCGGCACACCTTCGCAAGCCATTTCATGATGGCAGGCGGGGATATTCTGACCTTGCAGCGGATTCTAGGTCACTCAGACATCAAGATGACCATGCGCTATGCGCATTTCTCGCCTGATCACCTTAGTACGGCAATGTCCCTTTCACCCTGGGCGCAAATGCAGCAGGGTCGGGCATAGCGTGGGCATAATGTGGGCATATCGAGGAATAAAAAAAGGCCTAGCCGAAGCTAAGCCTTTGAAAAGGTTGGTGGCTACACCGGGACTTGAACCTGGGACACCAGCATTATGAAT